ATCAGTTAGCATTTAGAGCATCTTTAGGTGGTGAATTGTACACCGGTTCAACATCAATACATCCAAAAGTAACAGGTTCATCAATTACTGAATCTTTTAGTATTAATAGTAATTTTAATATTAGCGAGGGTAATTTTACATCTAACGAAGAATATGTGTATTTAGATCAATTCCCTGCTGGTATAAAAAATAGAATTTCTGATAAAATCAAACAATCATCTATAGTATTACCATACACAGGATCATTATCTAATACAATACCAAATACTTCATTATCTCCGTTTATCCGAGTACAACAAAATACTTATGCAAGTGAAAGTTATACTCATGATTTAGATTATGTTGAAGTAGCATTTTCACCTCAAAACGAAATAAACGATGATATTATCGATAGTATCGGGTATCTTAACATAGGTGACTACATTGGTGACCCAAGGCAGGTATCGTCATCATCCGAAACATATCCACAATTAGATACGTTAAGAGACGAATACTTTGCTAAATATAAAAATGAATATAATATATTTGATTATGTACGTTTAATTAAATATTTAGATAATTCATTATTTAAAATGTTACAAGATTTTATCCCTGCTAGATCATCTTTAGCTGCTGGGGTTGTAATTAAACAACATTTACTTGAAAGAAATAAATTCCCTGTTCCNCAAGCAACATATTCAGAAGATATATATACTGCTTCTATTGAAATAGGAGAATACAGTGCTGGAAATGGTGGATCAATGCCTGATTTAGAAGGTGAAATATCAGGAAGTGGTCCTGGGTTTAATATAATTCCTATAACACAAAGTTGGACTGGTTCAACACCATCATTATCAGGATCAGTTGAATTTACAAATGATGATCAACATGAATTTTACGATGGTGAATTAAGTGGTTCTGAATTTGTTGTTACTAATGGTGAATTAAATACAGAATGTGACGAATTTAAAACACCAAACACTACCGAAACCAATTATTCCCAATCTTATTGGACTGGATCTAATTCTACTTGGGATCAAGCTCATATATATAATACCCAAAATGGTAAAATGTTAATATGGTGGGCTTATGACACTTTTGAAAATGACCCAGAAAATATAGCAATAAGAAATCATTATTTTTCTATTAAACAAATATCAATAAGTGATACTACTATTCAAGGGACTAATTTAAGTAATATATTACCCCAAAGTATAAAAATTAGTTTACCATTTATTGATTTAACCCAATCAGATGTTACTTTTAATTCCTCAGGATGGTCAGGGGCAACTTCAGCAGTACTTCAAGGGGGTCCTAATATTGAAATAATAGCAGAATCATTTCAAGAAAATAGGGCATATCCCGGAACCGATAATTATTATTTAGTAAATGTTGCTAGTTCAAATGTAAAAATTTTAGTTCAACAAAATTTATTTATAGGGTATGGTGTTGGAGCAACTCCATCAGTAACCCCGACTCTTTCAAATTGGAATGAAAACGCAGTAATAGCTATAGAACCATTCGTCCCCGCTTCATTCCCAGTAAGTGATTGTAATTCTATCTTAAATAATGCACCATTAAATAGAGTATCAAATAGATATTATGATGTAGATTATTCATCAAATGCGGTAACAGCTGTAAATGAAAGAGCAATATTAAATGGTAGTGCTCCAAAAGCTAATGTGCAAAATTCAAATTATACTTTATTACGTAATATAAATCCAAGATATTTAGGTACTAAAAATACATCAGCAACCTTAAATGCAATACAGGATGATGGGTTAGCATCTATTGATCAAACCACATCATATTTCTTATATAATAGAGGAGGTAACTTTAATCAAGTTTCTGATAGATCTGGAAGTGCACATTACAATATTGGATTTTTAATTGATGAATTGGGAAATGTGTACCAACCCCAAGAATCTGAATCAGTATATTTACCTAATTTATATTCTGGATTTGGAAGAGGATCAAAAGTAACATTCATCCCAGTTGATACAGGATCTGAAGTTGCTGGTACATTTGATGTACATTATCCGGCTGTAAAAATTAAACCAATTTTATATTCAGATACAGGTTCTTTAGGAAATACCTATTTAGTATCAGGAACTATCAATTATAACCAATCCCCGGCCGCCTCTGCTTCAATAGCTTTATTCCAAAGCCCAGAGGCCTTTACAGATTTTAATAGTGAAGTTGGATTAACATCTACTCAAAATGTCTTAATAAATCAAACAGATAATCTATTACTTACAGATATAACTTCAGACCAGGAAGATGGGTGGGGGTATAACAGTAGTGGAGACTGGAGTTATACAGTACAAGAATCTTCAAATGTTAGTGGAAGATTCCAAGCCCAAGTAGTTGTATCCGTAGACAATCTTATAAGTCCTGGGGCTACTAATAATGATCTGGAATTACAATTATATAAAAATGGGAATAAAATTGCTATTGATCAACAAACTAATGTACCTCCAGGTAGTTTTAGAACATTTAATATATATAAATCTTTAAGATTTACTAAAGGAGATGAGTATGTTTTTAAATTTAATAATTCTGGTAATGCAGCTACTGCTAATACAGTAATACTAGCTCCAACATTTGGTCTAGATGATACATTAGTAACAACAGCAGCTGAAATCCCTAATTACCCAGCTGCTGGTAGTTCAGTTAATATATCATACGCAAATGCATTTACAACAGGCCAAACAATTGACTCAGTATTAACTGCTTCTCAAGATATAGCAAAATGGTACGGAGGGGCATATATTCAAGGAAATAACATTCCAGGGTATTCATTTAATATTCCTTTTGTATTTGAACAGTATGATGAAGTTAGATGGAATGGAACCGAAGAAACAGTTTCTTTAATTGATAGTGTAGAATGGTCTAGTACACCTGCACTTTCTGGAAATCAATATGAAATGTATATTTATTTAACAGCACCTATAGATACTTCATTAATTGATTTAGATTATTTTGAATTTAGAAGAAACATATTTCAAAAAGATTCAATAATAGTAAACACCCCAGGATCAGTAATGGAAAAAGGATTTATACTCCCTGAATATCAATCACCATTACTTAAAGAAAATCTTTCAAGTATCATTGAAAACCTTACAAATAACGGATTAATTTCAACAACTTAACATATTTATAACGAAAATACACAAAAATGGGATATTTAAATAACTCAGTAGTAACAGTAGATGCTATTTTAACAACAAAAGGTCGTCAAGCTTTAGCTCAAAATGATGGTTCATTTAGAATTACACAATTTGCATTAGCTGATGATGAAATTGATTATACACTCTATAATCCAAACCACCCCTCAGGTTCTGCATATTATGGTGAAGCATTACAAAACATGCCTTTACTAGAAGCATTCCCTCAGGAAACACAAGTAATGAAATATAAATTAGTTACTTTACCTCGTGGTACTGCTAAAATGCCAATCCTAGATTTAGGTTACAATGCAATTGTAATTAAACAAGGAGCTTCATTAGCAATTACTCCTCAAACATTAAATTATTTTGGAGGAGATACATTTGAAACTGCAGGATATACAGCAACCATTTCAGATGTTCGTTTATTTAACTCATTCGATGGTGTAGGTATCAATACCCCAGAAGTACAAGCATTAAATGCTTCAACAACTGTAGGTACAAGCGTATCTAAAACAGTAGTAGGAACTACAATTAACCTAAGAGCAACTACAGTTAATACATTATTTGGATCTTCAGCAACTTCTTTATATGCTACATTAACAGTAGTAGGTAGAGATAGTGGAGCTAGAGTAACAATACCAGTAACTGTAAATAAAGCCTCATAAAAAATAAAATATGTCATTTACAAGATTAACAACCGACGATTTCGTAGTATCAGCAGATTCTATTTCATCAACTTTATGGACCGATGGTTCTCCATCACTCACAACATCATTTACTTCATCTGCACAAGCTGCAGGATCTACAGGAGATTTTTATTTAAATGTCTACCAAACAGCAGCAACTGAATCTGTTCAATTTGCTTTAACTTATGGTAATTCAATGGGTAGTGGTAGTGCTGTATACAACCCAGCAGTTGATGGTAAATCGCCAACTTCAACAGTTTATGGACAGTGGCAAGATTTAGTTATAGGGGATGAAAATACAGATTTTGTATTTGGTAACTTTACTTCATCTGAATTTTTTGCTATGCCTTTTGAAAGAGCATGTTATAAAGAAAAATTATTTTTAGGTTCAACCGCATTAACTATATCTGGTTCTTTAGGTACAATACAATTAACTGATAATAGTAATTATGTAACTTCTGTTCAATTTAATGAAGCGGGACGTGTTTTCCAACTAATTTCAGGTTCACAAGGTGTAATCTCAGCAAATGCAAATGATCCATCAACAGGATATACCTCAGATTCAGGATCTTATGGTTGGTTACTCCCAGATATTGGAGCAATTATATTAAATCCATTTGCTTTAAGTGGTTCATTAGCTGCTGGAGGTTGTGGTTTTATTTATAGTGGTTCAGGGTACAGTGGTTCAGCTACTTATACATCTAATACAGCAGCCCCATCCCAAATGTTTAGAGCAATTAGTGGATCTTTAGGAGGATCAATTAACAAACCATTTTTTATCAATTCAGAAGAAACAATCACCTCAGATTTTATATTTGTAAGACCTAGAAGTTCAGAATATAATTACTCATCTAACCCATCATTTATTTCAGGATCAACAGGTGAAGTGTTATATAGTAATTTTATAAATAATCCACAAACATATATGACAACTGTTGGATTATATAGTGATACAAATGAATTATTAGCAGTAGCAAAATTATCAAGACCATTAGTAAAAGACTTCACTAAAGAAGCATTAATCCGCGTTAAGCTAGACTTTTAAAATGAATGAGCACATTCAAACAATTTTTAGCATCCGACATAATAGTTACTCCATTTGAAGTAAATAAAGGTTTTACCTTTAATGGAGATGACTTTACTGACCCTGATATTTCTATTGATAGATTTTTAGGACAAAATATACAATCTAACCCATTTATTTCAGGTTCTAACCCTACAACTGGATTTATTTCTATTGAGGATCAAGAATTAATTTATAATTCTGTAAAAGAATTATACTATTCAAACCATATAAGTTCATCATATAGTGATGTACTTAACACATCAAGTTTAGTTCCTGGTAGAGATACTGAAGGTGATAGATTAGTAGGTACAACTCAATCAGATGGTAGGTATTTTAATTACCCACAAACTGATTTAACATTTGAAAAATATTTCCCCACAGGTTCAACTAATATAGTAGGAGTTATATCGATACCTTCAAGATTATATGGTAACTATATCCAACCTAATTCATTTGAATATACAGCCCCAAGTGGTTCTATAACAGATGATGGTGAAGGAAATATTATATACAATAATCAAATTTGTGGAAATATATTTTATGCCCACGGAATAATAGTATTAACTAGCGATGGTATTCCCTTAGGAGATGGCTATGGTGAGGGTTCATATGGTAGTATACTTTATGGCCTAGGAGATTCAACCTTTATTGAAAATTTTGTAACGGCGTCTAATGTAACTTGTTCATTTTCCTCATCTTTAGATATATTTGAAACACAATACAAATGTACACTTAGAGAAAGTGAATTTAATTTTAGTTTAAATCCTTCAATAATTTCAGGTTCAACAGATGGAACCCTTTATGGATTTGTAACTGAATCTTATTTTAGTCCTTATGTTACTACTGTAGGATTATACGATGAATACCAAAATTTATTAGCAGTGGGTAAATTATCACAACCACTACCTACTTCAACTACTACAGATACAACAATACTTATTAATATAGACAGATAATAAAATGGCAACTTTAGATAATTCAAACATTGTAAATGGCAATACTGTAGAAACTACAGATATAACTCAATTATATACAGCATTAGGCACAGGAAATCCAGGAACTATTACTGGATTAGTAATGACTGGTAGTTTAAAAGGAGATGTTCAAGGTACATCAACAAATGCTAACTTTGCAAGAATAAATAATAATATAACATCTCCCACAATATACTCAGTATTATTTGCTGATAGCCCTGTAAGTTCAGCTAATAAACAAATATATGCTGATTCTGGTTCTGATGGTTCTGGTATGCATTATCAACCATCAACAGATCTATTAACAGTTACAGCATCCTTTGCAGTAACAGCTTCACATGCTTTAAATGCAGGTGGTGGTTCTTCATTAACAATGGCTACTACCCCCGATAGCCAAAACCCAGCAGTATCATCAACATGGATTCCAATTGCAGGTGTTGCCCAATTTCTTGTAGGACCGGGTGCATTTGTTGATCTACAACAAATATTTGGATTTACCCCCGTAGGTGGTTTTGGTATTGATTTAATAATAACAGCAAACGAAATAGTTGCCCCATCAAACCCAGCAGTTCCAATATCTCCATCCCTTAATGCTAGTATAGTAACATT